CCAGTGATACCCCTGGTGTATCAGTCCAGGTGGGTCTTTTTCGTTTATACACGTGATACCCAGCACGGTACTGAATTAAAATTTAGGCTTACCGTCAGAACTGTCTACTACTTCAGCTTCTACCGTTACTGGTCCTTCAGCTTCGTTATCCGATTCGTCATCCTGGTAAGCGTTACGGTTCTGGCTTAGTTCTTTTACCCAGTGTTCTACTGCTGCCAGTTCTTCTTTATCAATGTTACGCCCTGAAGAACACTTCTTAATGTAGTAGTCATATTCATCCTGGACGAATTCACTAGACAGTGTGAACACCTTAGCATAGCTAGGCACCTTCGCTAGTGTCTTCATCTTATAGAAAATGTTCTTAAGCTTATTACCTTCAGGCGCACTAGAACGCTTAAAGTCTAGAATGTATGGGAAGGCTAACCCTGCTTTAACTTCGTCTACCAGTAGAACGTAGAAGCGGTAGATAAGGTCAGGCGGTAGCATGTTATCGAAACTAATTTCTTTAGCTTCCATTTTCTTTAGAACTTCAGGGGGTAGGGCGTCTGCCTTCCAGTTCTTTCTAAGGTCACCGTAGCCTTCAAAGTCTGTAATAGTAAGGTATTCTTTTTTAACGTCCTTACCTTTTTTAACTTCATAGTCAAACTGCCACAGCTTAGTGTCAGTCATAACGAACATTTCAAGTTCATTACCCATGTCATTCTTTTCAATACTGTTAATGTAGTTACCTACTGCCGCGCCTTCAGTATTGAAGCTACCTTTAGTCATGGCCTGAACTAGTGTTAGTTTCGGTATGCGTAGGTCTTCAGCGTCCAGGGTGTCACCTGCTGAACCTAGTGAACTGTCAAACATTCCTTGGAATTCTGAACTTACCGCGTAGTCGTCTTTTACTGCTAGTGCTTTTTCTTCTGACATATTTTTCCTTTGTTACCCTAGCTTTAGTGCTAGTCTTAATTCTTTTAAGTACGGTTTTTAGTGGTACGCTTTTTCTAGCGTGGTAGCATTTTCGGTCAGGGTTAAGGTTATAAAGCTGCCTTCTATTTAGAATCATTTCACCACCACATATATGCGCTAGTGTTTCAGTAAAATAAGGCTTAGGCTGTACTACACCGCCTGACTGAAAGCTACCTGTCATTAGTCTTCAATACCTGCTAGTGGGTCCATGGCCTTAGAAGCTTCTTCTTCCTGTTCTTCTTTTTGGTCCCAGCTATCTGTAAGCTGCTTTCTTAGACTTTCTACATTCTTAAGGTGGTATTCGTACAGTTCATCTTCTGGTGTGATAACCAGGAATTCTTCAGGTCTAGATTTTTGCCTAACCGTAATACCGTCTTCAGTTACTCGAATGTTAGCCACGTCATTAATGTCTAAAATTGTAAACATTTATTTTCCTTTTCTACAGCTATTACACTGATAGCCTTTGTTAGTTTCACGCCACCCTTTAGGTAGACGGTTATTATATTCTAGTTCATAGCGTGACCAGTCCAGGCAGTAGTTACACTTCACAGCTACTGGTTCTTCACCTGTTAGTGGGTGTACGTTAGTCATTTTCATTAATTCAGTCATTCTACTTCTTTTCCACTTGCCGGTTTTAAAATTGTGCCCCATAAAAGTATTTTACCGCTTTCACTTTTATAAAGAATGTCGCCACTGTTCAAGTCAGGCGTAAACGCTGCAATTTTTTCATACATTTCGGGTGCCATGTTTAATTCAAAAAGACCCCTAATTTGTCCGGTTTCTTTTTCCAGTACCGTTGCAAACTTGCACCATGCTTTTTCTATTTTTTCAATATTCATTTCTTAGCCCTTTTACGTAGTCCTACGCTGTAGTATTCATACGGTTCTATCATGTCTAACTTGAATTCAAAGTTACCGGCCTTAACCTGGGCTTCTACTTCTTTCTGGTGCCAGCTAGAAAATGTCTTAGCGTTAATAGTAAGCATTCTGAAAAGTTGAGGACAGTCAAAGGCTATGTCTTTTAGGTGGTTTCTAAGTTGAACGTCTTCACCTACTAAATACATAAATAGTTCTAACTTATTCGCGTCATCTTTAGGACAGCTAACAGAAGACTTTAGAGCTAGGGACGCGGTACAGGTATCACCCTGCATTTTATCCACACCGGCTTCTTCCATGATAGCTGAAAGGTCATTCTTCGCTTTCTTATAGGCAGCTTCAGATTCGTCTGCCTTAAGCTTAAGGCTGTAGACCTTATCTGTTAGTTCTTTAATCTCTTTTAGTTTTTCTGCTGCTGCTGAATTCTGTATGTTAGCTGTGGAATCAGTCATTTAGCGCCCTTTGGTTATCCTGCATTTTCGATAGGTTAGAAGGTAGCTACAGCCTTGAAATATGTCAAGAAAAAAACTTGCTATTTTACCCTATTTTTAATGACTTAGCGTGTAATAAATGTCTTGCAAAAATTCCTTTTTCGTCATACAATTAATATATAGAAACATAACGAAAGGGTAACGAAATGAAAAACATCAAATGGTTAGAGCAAGAAAATAAAACAGTAGCTGAGAAAAACGGATATAAAATTGAAATTACTTACAATGGATGGTCTTACGAAATGGTAGCCAAAAACCGAAAAGGTGAACAAATTGGTTCTAAAGGTGAGTCAATATCAAAATCAATGCTTCAAGCTAAAGCTGAAGCGTGGTTAGGAAAACTATAATTAAGGGGTAAGAAATGAAGACAGAATTAATAGTAGAAGTATATTACTTAATTGAAGAAGATAAAATAGAAGTACATGAATTAGGCGGTGAAAGCCTACTTCTATTAGGCACAGGAATTTTTGAAAATGAAGAAATATGTACCGACCCTGAACTACACAAACACTTTAAAAATAACAATGCAATATGGCTAGGATACTTTTAAAGACCGGGTTAATACCAGAAGGTAAAGCCGGGTGCGTAGCACCTATGCCCCGGTCACACCTATCTTAACAAAGGAAGTAATAGAATGAAAGGACCAGGTAGACCTAAGAAAAAGAAAGCAGACCTTAAGACACCGTGGGCTGGGCGCTTTAATAAAGACCAGCGGCAGAAGCTTAAGAGTATTAATAAGAAGTCAATTCAAAAAGGAATAGACACTTTAATAGAATTTTACTGGGACCACAGTGACATTTTTGAACAGTGGGAACAGGATAACAGGAAGGGGTGTTAATGGGGGCACAATTAATAGCAGGGCGGTTAGATGAACGTGAAGTAGCGCAACTAAAAAGAAGGCTAAACGTAAAAACTAACCAGGACCTAATTAAAGAACTGGCCAGGTACTACATTCAAACTGAAACTAACAAAGCCATGGCCAAACTGATTAAAAAGAAAAAGGTAGGTAGAAAATGAACGTATTAGAAATTACTCACATTGTACGCGCTAAGTGGAATAAACAGGGAAAATATGACTGGCACACTATAGGCTTTTTTACCGCTGAAGATGACGCCCAGTTATACATGACCGCTGTTATAGAAGACCCTGACTGCTTAATAAAAGCGGTAGACATTGAAGTTAAAGAAGTGGACATAGTGCTTAACTGTGTCGTTACGAATGACTAAAGCATTCCTAGAATTTCTTCCCTGGTAAAATCTTTTCTGGCCAGTATGTCTTCTGCATGACTGGCCTTTTCTTTTAATCTGTCAAAGCATTTTTCATCTATAGTGTCTGGGGTAACCAGGTCTATACGTGTGGTCTTCCTGGTCTGCCCACCACGGTAGGCCCTAGCGTCTGCCTGAAGCCAGTCACCTAATTTAAAGCCGCGTGAATAGCAGACTTCATAGTTAGCAGCGGTTAAGTTTACACCTGTACCACCAGCGGCAGGGTTAGCTATGATAACCCTAGTACGTGTACTAGTTTGAAAAATGTCTATAGCTTCCTGCTTCTGGTCTTTCGACTGGGTACCATTAAGAAATACGGCCGGTGCGTTTAATTCATAACACACTTTAGCTATCTGTTCATAGGTAGGTGTAAAAACCGTCCAGACTATTACTTTGTTAGTGGGGTCACCGTGTAGAATTTCTTCCAATGTTCCACGTAGAACATTCAGCCTTTCTGTTTCAGTCACGGTAACTTCACCTTCATCACTGGTAAAGATACCACAGGCTAACTGCATTAAGCGCAGGGTCTTCACTATGGCCAGGTCTGCTGACATTAGTTCAGGTAGATTTTCTTCCAGCAGTGGACCGTCTAAAAGTTTTTCTAAGTCTACCCTGGTCTTAGCGTCTGGCCTATCCAGCATAGTGACTAGACCGTCCCTGAATTCTTCGTACATTTTACGCTGGTCTTTCTTCATGCCTACCTTAAGCACCTGGTAAGTTCTGTCTGGTAGGTCCAGAATGTCTGACTTCATAACACGGCTAGCGTGGCGGTAGATAACCTGGTTAAGATTGTTAAGGGTCATCTTTTCTAACTCGGCTTCTGGTATTCCCAGTTCACGCATTTTATTAAAGTACTTTTCATCTTTAGGCACCCAGCTAGGGAAGTGAATATGGCTAGGCATGTCTGCATTTTCATCGTAAAAGTACTGAGCGCGAAAGCTGTAGAAGTTAGCGCCTAGAATCTTAGGATTAAGAATATAGAATTGACTCCATAGGTCCAGGGCGTTCTGAAGGACAGGTGACCCAGTTAGAATGAAGCGGTACTTAAGCTGCTTCTGGTGGGTAAGTTTATGAAGCGCCCTAACTCTTTTACCCTGTGGGTCCTTAAAGTGCTGGACCTCATCTACTGCTATGAATTCAATACCCAGCTTTTCAATCGCGTCCCAGGTGTCCTTACCGTTCACGGTGTCTTTAGTAATTATGAAAATGTCAGCACCGCTGGCTAACTGCTGAAGCTTTAGCTTCTTCGTAGGGTTCTTATTTTTCTTACCGTCTGGCTTAGTAGTACCGTCTACGATAGCTATGGCCTTCGCTGGTATGTTTGAATGCACTACTATTTCACGTGCCCAGTTATCCTGAACTGCTGAAGGTCCTATGATAAGTGTCTTAGGGACGCGGTTAAGTTTGAAACAGGCCAGACGTAAAAGGTCTATTAGGCCCTTAGTCTTACCTGTACCCATGTCCCACAGTAGACCCCAGTAGTTTAGGTCATTCGCTTCTACGTGTTCTACCAGTTCTTTCTGGTTCTTCCAGGGCTTAGTTATGAACTGCATGGTATGTACCTTTTTACTTTAGGAACGTAACGGTTATAACCGTACTGTCTATTATAAGACTTAGAACAGTCTGGGCAGGTCCTACCGTTCCAGCGGCTGTTATTTTTATCGTAGTAGTAACGCTGGTTCTTACCGTCCCTAGAAGTGTAGCGGTAGATGAAGTCTTTTACCTGGTTACATTTTTTACAGGTTCTTTTACAGTCGTGGTCTTTAGTAACTGTCAGACATATTTCGCAGGCGTGACCGCCACAGTCTTTACACTTTCGCCACTGGTCCGACTCTATAGAACGGTTACAACCGCGACACTTAACCCATGACATTGAATTTCTCTTTTACTTCACCCCAGAAATTCTTAAGGGAGCGTTCAAGTAACCAGGCACTAAAGCCCAGTGACTTCTTTATATTTTCAGCGAAGTAAGACTGTTCATGTATGTCAGCCACTACCGCTTCATCTATGTCTAGTGCTTCTATACAGTAGGTACGCCAGTCACTTTTCATTTTCGCTTCACCTTATTTCTATTTCTTCTATTTCTGGTTATGTCGTCTTTAAGGTTACAGTCACGACACCAGGACCTATAAGATTCATTATACTTACCAGTACGTTCACCATTTTTTACCAGGTAGATTCTACGAATCTTAAAGTTAGTGCTATTAAGCACTTTAACTTTTTTACACTTAGTACAGCGCTTAGTATTTAACTTAGGCTTTAACTTCTTCATAAGTGTACCCTGCACGTTCCATAATTTTACGGTATTTAGGCCAGTTAATCTGAAAAAGAGTAGTAGCCTGAGCTACGAAACCGCGTGGGTCATGCATAGAACGGTTCTTAGCTTTAACGTCTGCTGACTGGGCCATAAGGTCAGCTACTATTAGGTTCATGTATTGAAGTGGGCTGTCTTCATTGAATACTTTAGCTTTTTGAAATTCTTCCAGCGTCTGGCCTACTTCTTTTTCTATGTCTTCTTTAGTGTAGTCGGTCATTCTAATCCTAAAGCCTTTTTAACTTTATCCTGTAGACCTGTACCATACTTAGTTAAGTTTAAGCCTGTGCAGTGTCCATTAAAATAAGCTAAAGCAGTTAGTAGATACTTCTGACTTTCATCTACCTTATGGGTAATAGTAATTTCAGAGGGAATAGAAGGGGTGGGCTTTTCTTCGTGTTCTTTCGCTTTAAGCCCTGTAGCTATCTGTAGCCTAAGACTTTTCACGTCAGCTTCATAAGCCTTAGCTTTATCTTTCAGGTCATTAACCTTAAGGTGACGCTTAAAAGCCAGTTCTAATTCTGGTAGTGCTTCGCGTACTACTTTCTTATAGCCTTCTACCCCTAACGCATTAGTAACAGGGTGGGTCTTCTTTTCAGCTTCATTAAGAAACTGTGCCACTTCAGCTACGATAAAGCCGCTAAGGTCTACTTCTTTTTCTATAGTCATTAGTTACCCTTTTAGTTGAATGTTATTCTGAATAAAGTTCAAGGGCCATCCGAATTGAATAAAAAGGTGTCGAAACATTTAGCCAACAAAGTGACCCAGGAACTTTAGGAACACTAAGGGTATGGGGGTGCTAGTAGTATGTCAAGTTATTTTCTAGCTGTATGAAACGCGCCCTTAACAGATTAAGCCCACATACAGCAAGCGGTTAAGGACGCGCAGCAGAATAACCATGGTAGGGTAATACCACAGAAATGATTTTACAATTCTAGTGGGCTTCCCTAACATTGTAAACCTTACAGAGTAACATTCTAAAAAGGGTAATAAATGGCCATACAGATAGGTAAGCTAAGACAGTGGACCCCACCAGGAACAGACGAAGCTAAGTGGTTCTTCAAACCAGTCAAAGGCTTTAACTACGACACGCTTAAAGACTTATTCACTAATGTTAAAGACGACATTGATAAGTTCATAGGTAAAGATGAACAGTATAACATCTTCTACACCGTAGCACACCACCTAGAAGGTCAGCGCACCATGAAGTCATGGCAAGCGCAGGACATTGTACCCTTTGACCTGGACGGTATCGACTTAGAAAGAATAGATGAATACCCACAGGTAGTAGCAGACGCGTGCGGCTTTGATCTTTCTAAGACTGGAATAGTTTACAGCGGTAACGGCTGTCACATTCTGGTTCAAGTTAAGCAGTGGCGCGAAAGAGAATTCATTAAAGAAGGACGCCTGGGCTATAAACAGCTTTATGAACGTATCATGTCAGCGTGCAGGGAAGCAGGTCTGCCTATAACTAAAGACACTACCGCCTGGGACTATGCCAGAATTCTACGCTGCCCAGGTACTGTTAATAAGAAGATGATAGACGGCCAGGAAGTAATTAAAGAAGCCGTGCTTATTCAGAATAACCTGGAAGAACAGACCTGGAGTATTCCACATGTCGAAAGACCGAAAGAAAAACACGCACTACCCCAGGGTTCATTTCCACTGGCTGATTATAAGACTATCACTAAAGAGTGTGACTTCTTTAAGTGGCTTAAAGATAGCCCTGAAGAAGTGCATGAACCACACGCCTACGCTATGCTTAGCATTGCTGGACATTTTAACGACGAAGGTGCTACGCGTACTGAACTATGGGGTAAGTTTGCTTCACCGTCTATTAACTCGAAAGACCTAGAAGAATTCACCCTTCAGGCCACTACCGCTTCAGGTCCTAGAACTTGCGCTGGCATAGACGATATATGGGGTAAGTGTAAGACGTGTCCACACTACGGTAAGGTAACCAGCCCTATACTTCTAAAGGGTCCTGATTTTATCGGCACTGAATTCATGGGCTTCAGCACCAGGTCTATAAGCGGTAAGACTATGGTACGCCACTACGATGACCTGGTTAAATACTTCAAACGGCAGCACCACTATAGACATATAGCTGAAAGCGGCGACATTTATGTATTCAACGGCACACACTACGTACCCTTCTTACCTACCCAGGTAAAGAAGTACGCACAGGATAACTTCACAGCACCAGTAAAAGAAAGTGAAAGGGTAGAATACCTTAAGGCAGTGGAAGCTTCAGACTTTACCCCACTGTCTTTCTTAGAATCAAAGCCTGAAGGCATGATTAACTTCAAAAACGGCGTTCTAGACATTGAAGCAGGTACACTTCTAGAACATTCACCTAAGTACAACTTCACCACCGTTCTACCGTTTGACTATGACCCTGAAGCAAGTGCCCCAGCATGGGAAAAATTCATTAAGGACGTTACACTAGATCGTAAAGACCTAGCAGACATTCTTCATGAATACATGGGGTACTGTGCTTATGGGGGTGAATACAGATACCATAAGGCACTGGTCCTTTCTGGTGGAGGTAAAAACGGTAAGTCTACCTTCGTAGACGTGCTTACTGCTATCATGGGTAGAAGTAATTCTTCAAACGTACCACTAACTTCACTTAGCCGTGACGTATTCGCTATGGCAGACATGCACGGTAAGCTGGTGAACATTTCAGAAGAAGAACCACCTTCCTGCTTTAAAGAAACCGGTGTGTTCAAAAACTTAACAGGTAATAACATAGTCAGGGCACAGAGAAAATTTAAGAACCCTTTCATGATGTTAAGTCGCGCTAAGATTGTAATTACCTATAACGAATTACCTTTCATAAGTGATAAGACTACAGGTATGCGCAGGCGTCTACTTATCGTGCCCTTTGACCTGGACTTAGAAAGACACCCAGAAAAAGTTAATTCCAATATAAAGGATGACCTGGCCAAGGAACTACCAGGCATTTTTAACTTCGTCCTGGAAGGCTGGAAGCGTCTACACGCCCAGGGTGGGTTCACTGATAGTGTCAGTGTGAAGGAAGCGGTTAAGGAACTAATGGAAGCCGATGACTCTTTTAGTATGTGGTATGAAGACTGTATTCTCGAGACTCGAGAAGAAAAAGACGTGGTTAAAACTGCTGACGCATATAACAATTATGTGGAATTTATGCAGACTAACAATGAGCGTAATTACCTGGGTAGAAAAAAGTTTTCGCAGAATCTGAAGGTAAAAGGTTACGCTTTGACTGTGGTGAAGCATAGCGGTAAGGCATTTCGTGGTTTTCGCGGTGCTAAATTGGTTGCGCAGCACGTCCAGAATTTCTGAAAAACAAAGTGTAACCGTTTTAGGTAAGTTATTAAATTACCGTTAGGGTTACACTGGTTACACGTGATACCCTATTCTAAGATATTTTTTAATGACTCTTAATGTTAAGGTAATAGTATTATAAAAAACATATAATAAGCGGTTGAAGTAAAGTGTAACCGTACCAAACGTAACCCCACTATTCTTAGCGGTAGCGTTATAAAAAACTATTGACATTCACTTTTAAGGCTTTACGTCTTTAGACCAGAAAAATTAGACAGCGGTAACGGTAACCGCTACCATAAAATTAACAGGGAAGTATTCATGCCAGCGAAGGCAACAAAAAAAGTTAGAAAGAAGGCCACTAAGAAAAAGACCGCGAAGAAGAAAGCGGTTTCTAAAAAGGCTACAACTAAAAAAGTTAAGCAAGGTCCTAACGCTGGTAAAGACCACCCAGAAGGTTACGTATTCGGTAGACCTACTAAGTATAAACCTGAAATGTGTCAGCAGGTTATTACCTGGTCTGAAACTAATGAAGTAGTTACCCTGGCAGACATTTGCTGTAAGTTAATGATCGGACACGATACACTTATCGAATGGCAGAAAAAACACCCTGACTTTTCCAAGGCCCTAAAAATAGCAGAAGTTCATCGAATGCGATACATGGAGCAGGCTGGACTATCAGGAATGAATGCAGGTAAGAACTTCAATGCTGTACCTTGGCTGTTCATGACTAAGAACATGTTCCCTAAACATTACAGTGACAGAAAAGAAATTGAACTAAGCGGTAGCGAAGAAAAACCAGTTAGAACTTTCGCTTTTAACTTTTCAGAAAAACCTGAAGACGTAGATAAGCGTGGCGGTGACGAAGTTGAATAGCCTATGGGTAGGAATGACAGGAAAAGGAATTTCAAGTCAGAACTAAGCCCTTCAGAAAAGCGCTGGATAAGACAGCAGTTATGGGAAGTCTCTAAACTATGCGGAATATGTGGGAAGCAGTTACCAGGTGAAAAGCGAAGCACGTTAGATCACGTAATACCTTTAAGTCGCGGCGGTGCCGATAACATAAGTAACCTACAACTTACCCACTGGAAGTGTAATAACAAAAAGGGTAATAGTCTTGATTGAACCACTACCAGAAGATACACCAGTACACTATGCAGGTGACCCCACACCAGAAGAAATTATACGCGAAGAAGTAGCATTCCTATGCACACAGTACGTAGAAAAGACAGGTATGAAGCCTAGCCCTATTGTAATTAGGGACTGGACCAGGCGACTACATAACGCTTACTATAAGCTGGAAGTAATTGACTACAGAGAGTTAGACAGTGAGTGAAGCACACCTACAGAAAGAAGCTATAGCAGTAAAGAAGTTAGACGGTACCTGGGCCATATTCCCATGGGCCTTTCTACTAGACCCACATAACCACTTCATTCCTGTTTACCCTGCACGCTTTTCAGTAGACACATTACATAAGACTTATAACCTGGAATTCATGAAGACCAGTGTTAGCGGTCGGACTATGTATAGGGAAGTGTAGGCATGGGAGCTAAAGCATTAGTCACTAAGACTTCTACACCCAGCTTCTATGACTTTAACCCTAAGTACATTCCCTGGCAGTATCGACTTATCTATGACGTAGAAAATACCTACAACTATGAAGACGGTGCCCACTATATTCTAATGTCCGGTTCAGTAGGTTCTGCTAAGTCAGTCATGCTGGCCTGGTTAATCATTAAGCACTGTATTAAGTACCCAGGTGCTAGGGTGTGCTTAGGACGTAAAGCACTGCCTGACTTGAAGGACACTATCTTTCAGAAAATTCTAGAAATGCTTTACGGTAGCTTTACTGAAAAAGAAGACTACTGGGTAAGACATGAAAATGGCTATATTAAGTTTATGAACGGTAGCGAAATTATAAGCCGTTCATGGCATGACAGGAAGTTCAAAAAGTTCAGGTCATTAGAATTAAGTATGCTGGTCATTGAAGAATTAACTGAAAATGATACTAAAGACTGGGAATTCTGGGACGAAGCTATAGCACGTGTAGAACGTCTGCCACACATTCCTGAGAATCTAGTTATAGCTGCTACTAACCCCGATGACCCTAGCCATCCAGCACATGACTTTTTCATTAAGGGAAGTAAAAAGGTTAATGAGTACTACGCTGTAAAAGAAGATGAAGACGGCTTTAGAAATACCCATATTTATTACTCACTAACAGAGCAGAACCCCTTCTTAGGTACGTCATACATTAGAAACTTAAGAAAGCGTTATGACGCTAAAATGATAAAGCGAATGCTTCTAGGCCAGTGGCTTTTTATTAACACCGACGTTATCTACCATGAATACGATGAAGAACTACATGTAGTACCTGAAACTAAAATAGATAAAGAACTACCCCTTAGACTGTGCTTTGACTTTAACATAGCTAAGGGCAAGAAAATGTCTTCATGCTTAATGCAGTTCTACGCTAAGGCACGTAATAAGACACCCAGAACCAGGCGCTTCACCTTTCACGATGAAGTAGCGGTAGACGGTGCTAGAACCCTGGACAGTATGGAAGAATGGGCCGGTAAGGGCTACTTTGACCTACCCCATAACCCCACTATTATAGTGCATGGTGACGCGACCGGTAGAAAAGGTGATACACGTGGGGTACTATCTGACTACGACATTATAGAAAAATTTCTGGCTAACTATGTACGTAAAGACGGCCAGAAGTTAGACTATGAAATAGACGTACCTGCTAACGGTCAGAACCCACCAGTAAGGGCACGCCATAACATTAGTAACGGCCAGCTTAAGAATGCTGACGGTGAAGTGGCGGTGGCCATAGCAGAACACTGTGAATACGTACGTAAAGGCTTTCAATACACCAGGCTAAAAGAGAATGCTGGCTATATTGAGGACCAGACCACTGAAGGCCAAGACATGGGTAACAGTGCAAC